CCAAGTGCAAGTGATACTCGCCTTACAGATGATGAAGGTTTGAAATCAGTAATAGCCGACTTGCAAAAAGACCACGAACAGATACTACTTAGAGATGCTAAGTCAGTTTACATGGCAGGAGAGTTAAGACATCCTAAGTGGGTTATGCTCAAACCGGGCAGAGATGTAGTACTCAGAGTATTAGAGAGAAGAGGCAACGGTCCTTACACTTACAGACTTGGCACAGGTCCAATTACTCAAGAAGAAAACATTGGTAACAGGGCTGTCGAATCTGATGGTGAGAATTACATGGATGTTGGTGTAGCATTCAATAGTCCTGAAAAATACAACGAAGGTGACCATGTAAGAGTCAACGCTGCTAATGTAAGTAAAGTAGAAACTGTAGACGAAGATGCAGTTTATACTTTGACTGGCTCAGAAATAATAGGCGAGGCAGAAGGAGAAGGCTTGGTCAGCAGAGAAACATTGGGATTACTTGCAAAGTCTTTGGATTCTCAGTGGCTTTGTGAAGTCACTCGTGCTAAGAGTGGTATCAGAATCACTATGCCTCAAGGAGATGTAGTCTACAAGGCAACCCAATCAGGTTATGCTTGGACAGTGCACAGTCCACTGGCCTCTAACAATTATCTGATTCGTCTTGCTGAAAGCCAAAGAGTATACTGGAGTCCAATAGCAGGTGCTTTGCTCAAGGCTAATTTAGAAATCAAAGAAGAGGTACACGAATCAGAAGGTGATGCAGAGCCTCTGATTGAGCCTAAGAAAGTAGAAGACTCTGACTGGTGGAAGAAGAAAGAAAAGCAAAAGGTACTCGTCAAAGGTTTAGCACTTATTGATAAGTTTTTGAAAAGAGGAGTAGGTGCAGTTGGTCAATCAAGTACAGGTACTATGGGATTAGGGATAGGTTACGCTACACCTATAGAATCGCCTATGGGTCCAACAAACTTGCATGATGAAAAGACTATGCCGGACTTTGATAATAGAAAGCGACCCGGCGAAGATGAGTCTATAGAACCTAATACAGAGGATTTGGAAGATGATAAACGCATTACTGTTCCTACAAAAGAGGGTGTTTTGGAAGTAACATCTGACAAGGCTACCTTTCGTACTTAGTTAAATAGTATGAATATTGTCTATAGATTGATGGCTACCGCAACGGCACTACGAACTTCCGCTGTTTCTCACAGTGGAAGTATCAGTATTGTTAAGGCGGATAATGACCTCGTAATCGCTGGATACGCATCTGTAGAGATGGTAGATAAGCAAGGAGATTTGATTACAAGGGGTGCTTTGAAGAATGCCTTTGGCGACTTCATGAAAGCAGACGGCTACAGAAATGTTCAACTCGCACACTCTAACATACAAGTTGGAGAAGTAATACCATCTTACACTGACTCTGATGGTCGTGTATGGAAATCCGGCGTTGATGACGCTGGAATGTTTGTCGTTATCAAACTAAGAGACGACATAGAAAAGGCTCGTGAAGTAGCCAATGAGATTCGCAAAGGTGCCCTGCGTGGGTTCAGTATTGGAGGACAAGCATTCAAGCGAATGCGAAAGAGTGACCAACAACATGGTGACTATACTGAAATCTCCAAACTGGAACTACATGAGGTCACTATTTGTGAAAAAGGTATCAACCCGGAGGCGACATTCCGTATATTGAAGGAGGACACAAACATGAACGAAGATAATGTATTGGGAGAACTATCTACAACATTAGATAGATTGAACGGTCGACTTGACGCTATGGAAAAGGGTGAAATGCCACCCGGCTTGAAAGAGCACATGGAAGACAAGAAAGACGACAAGAAAGACGAAGAAGAAGACAAAGGTGAAACTATGGCTGACGAAGACGAAAAAGAAGGCATGTATGCCAAATCAGACGAATACAGCGATGTAATCACAAGTGAATACCTGAACTGGATGGAGAACACATTGAAATCTCAAGGTGTAGACATCTCAGGCGCAAGAGAACACTTTGATAACATTTCTAAAGCGAACCTTGGAAGCACACCTGAGCAAATCGGTGACGGTGCTGAATACTTTGCAGGACAAGCAAAAGGTCGTGCACAAGAAAACGGTTCACCATCAACCAACGCTATCGGTAAACTAAACAGTGGCGGTAGTGGAGAAGTTGCTAAGGGTTACTTGCATCCTGACTCAGTAAGTGCATCTGACTTAGAGGCTGCTTACGAAGTTTACAAGGCTGCTGCACTTGAAGAGCAATTCAAGGGCAACCTTGGTGCTGTGTTTGCAGACAGACTACAGAAAGAAATGACAGCAGAAGCAAACGCTAAGGCTGCTGCATCATTTGACGCAAGAACACCTCTTGCTAACATCGAAAAGGCTCTTTCCGACTTAAGCGAAAGAATCGACAACATCAGCAAATCTGCACCAGCAGAAGGTACTGAACTAAGAAAATCTATTTCCACTGTTGAGGTCCCATCAACTACAGACCTCGCTAACATGGACTGGGATGAGGTACATCGCCTCGCTGGGAGTGTTTGGAACTAAATTAGTGGAGAATAAGGAGAGATAAACATGGCACGAAATTACATGAGGACAATTAACGATATGGAACGCTACTACTACGGTGCAGGTAACTCAATGGGTTACTCCTACACTGGTAGCGAACTATTGAAAGCAGACGCTCCATTGTTGAGCACAACCGCAGGTACATACCAAGCAATCTACGGAAGAAAAGTTTGGTCACAACTAAACCAAGAATTTAACGCATTCTCTATCCTACCTAAGAAACCTTGGGACAGAAGTGGATGGAGAGTAGTTACCGCAAAGCCATCTAAGACAGTTGGTGGAGGAATTGCAGAAAACGGTACACTACCTGACACAACAAAGCCAACATTCCAAAATGTTGCAGCAAAACCAAAGACTGTTGCTCACTCATTCGACATGAGCGAAGTAGCAATCTTCCTAAACGACAAAGATGACGGACTTGGCGACATTCGCTCAGTCTTGAAAGAAGAAATGGGTAAGCACCACGCAGAGCACATCAACGACATGCTAACCGAGGATGTAACAACTGTTGCAGGAAACGACATCGAATCCCTTGACAGAATTACTACTGGTAACAACAGCATGACTTCCGGTACTCACTACGATGCTGGAGACGAAGACATTTACTCTATCGACAGAAGTGCTAACACATGGGCATTTGCAGAAGACTCTGCTGACAGCGGTTCTGCTAACAGAACTCTATCACTTGACCACTTGGATGAGACATTCAGACTCATTTGGGAGCGTGGAGGAAATCCAAAGGTTATGCTAACTGGATATGACACTTTGATGAGAATCCAACAACTACTACAAGCACAACAAAGGTTCATGGAAGAAAAGAGAGTTGTTCCAACCTTTAACGGTGTAAAGGGTGTACCCGGTGTTGAGGCAGGATTTATTGTCGCAACTTACAACGGAGTACCAATCATCCCAACAAAGGAGATGGCATCTGACGGAATCAGCAGAGTTTACATGCTTGACACAGATTATGTCTACTTCTCTACAGCAAAGCCAACACAGTACTTTGAAAGCGGTATTGAAACTGGCGACCCATTCGCTATTAACAGACTTGGACAGGAAGGACTTTACCGAACAATGGGTGAAGTTTGGACTACTTTCTTTGGAGGTCAAGGTTCTATCCGTGACCTACAATGAGGTTAATGGTGATATAACTACAGGAGATGAAAAAATATGGCAACAGAAACAGCAACAAACAAAGGATTGACAATATCTTTCGATGATGGAGATTTTAGTACTGGCACTGTCTCGGTTCTTTTGGACCTTGACTTGCGAACAGGAACACCAGTTGATGCAACTGGTTGGTTAGACGGTAACGCTGGTGGCGACTATCCGGGTTCACTAACTGGGTTCCTTGCATCAAACAGCGACGGTAATGCAGCAGGTAGCATGAGATTAGTGACCATTGGTTTCACATTGGCTGACGCTGCTGAACAAGTATTGGTCATCAGTGCAGGTGCTTCAAAGATTGTAGGAATTATAGGTACTACTTTCGCAGTAGCAGACAAGGTTCTATCCGCAGACTTCACTAACACTGGACTTGCTCCAGCGGCTAAGACTGGCGGTACAGACCCGGCAATTGTTTTACACAGTGAAACTGCTGGTGGCGCAGGAACAGTAACAGTGGTACTACTTAACTGAGGTGAGTAGTCTTGCCTAAAGTTACATACATCGGGGGCACTGCTTATCGCAAGATGCCTGATGGTAGTAAGATGGTTTGGCCTAAAAATGTACCAGTAGAAGTCAGCCAAGAATGGCTTGACGAATACAGGGTACAAATATGCACAAGCCCTACTGCTTTCAGAGTAGAAGGCGATGGCGGTGTTACCGTTGATGAAGGTAATGATGGCATTCCTGACGCTGGTTGGACTAAGAAAGACATATCTACATGGCTAAAGGCGAAAGGTGTAGAGTTCGGTGGATACGCTACAAAGGGTAAACTACTCGGACTTGTGGAGGAAACT